ATGTGTCGTTCCAAGAAAAACTAGATAGAGTTAAGCAGCAAAAGGCAAGACAGCCCTAGATGTTTAACACTAAGGTATTCCTATTAACTAGAATAACTTACTCACTACCTGACTACCCACACTTAGTGAATGATTTCGTGTGGCAATTTGAAGACATAGCTCCAGAGCTACTGGGGTTTAATACGTTTATAGACTACTGGCAGAAACATATTGAGGCTGAGATCAGGTGCATAGAAGTGTCCCAATCTCAGCCTCACTCTTTTTTCAATGCTGATGTTATATATAACGCTTAGGGTGTCTGTATAAACAACGGCCCTCCATCGTCAGGATATTCTATCAGCCTGTTGATGTAATGCTTTCCCGCAGTTGATGTAAGCTTTAACGCTCCCACCATATCATACACTGCAGTACTAACCTTCCCCTTTTTTACATAACCTACCAGAACAGGATGTAACTCTTTAATGATAGTTGCACCAGCATGTTCTCCTGAAAGAACCACATCGTAGGTAAGATCATGTTTGACCTTAGTCCAAGCATGTGATTCCTTCAAAAGTTTTTGCTCTATCTTATAGAGACTGTTCACGAGCATGTACTCTCTTTAGATTATCATAGTACGCATGGTTGTACCCACGCTGCCATTCTTTAAACTGTACTGTGTCTTTTTTATAGGGAGGATGATGTTCCTTTCCCGTATAAAAAGAAACAGTGCCCTGTTTAAATTGAACAGACAGCGGAGGATACCTTTCTACTTTAGGCTTAACCATTAGATGTCTACGATTTCACAAGCGTCTGCGGTGCAAGCAAACGACTGAGATGATTTAGTTTCATCTTCTACCTCATACTTTGAAAGCAACGACCAATCAATTGTGTTGGGTGTCTTAGCTAATAGCGCATAATATTCCTCCTCTTCTATCTTTTCGTATGGAGCTTGGACGTACTTACCACCATCGTATGGCAGGAAGGAGATACCTGACATCTCATCGAAGTGATCGTACACCCAAGCTGCTACTTTAAGCCACTCATCCTCTCGAATACTTACAGTGATGCTAGGCTTATGCTCACACCAGTAACGATAGTAGCACAGCCATAGTTCTAGCTGATCAATGGCGTTCTCATCGTCACGAGTAACAGAGTTAACTGGTGCCTTCACAGGAAAAGAAAAGACACCTAAGTTTTCATTGTAGATAGGCATTGTCTCATCAATGTCTTGATACCCAGAGATAGCATACTCAAAGGGTACACCTACCTCATCACGTAGAAACTGCGTGAGGCTGTCCTTCATGTCACCACGAACACGACGAATGTAGTAGTCACTGTGCCGTGAATGGATGCCACTGGCTGTGTCAGTAAGCTGACTGACTGTACCACTAGGCTTAACACAGGTAATGGCAGCAGATACAGGCACGTTAAATTTAGCTGCCCACTGCTTATTGGTTTCTACCGCCACACTTTTGAGAGAATTAAGTGTCTCCTTCAGCCCTTTGCTTACGTCATCATAGCCACGCCCATTCGTTAGCGGTGAGTCCATGATGCCTGTCAGGCTTACACCAAGCAGCCTCTCTTCTTCTGTGTTATCTCTCCAACGCTTACGCAGATACTTAAAGTCTGTAAGGGTGGACTGGTACGTGCCAAGGATAGTAGCGAGGCGTACCTTTTCTTTCAGTGTTTCAATGGTATCATCTACACGCACCATGACTTCTGTTAGATTACAGAACTGATTAGGCCGTAAAATAATCTCACTGCATGGGTTGGTGCCATACTCCCAAATGTTTTCTGGAGTACGGTTAGTATTCCTACGCCCATTCTCTTGTGCTTTCTTAGTACAAGCAGCACGACTAAAGATACCACGCTCACCTGACAGGCTGTCATGCAGGGCTTTCCACTCAGACATAAAGATACTTACGTCAGGCTTTGCATTATACACCGCTGAGTTGTTTGCCAAGCCACGATGACCGTTTTGATTGTACCAGCTACCAGACTTGGCACCACGAAGGCGATCATCAGACAGGTTACTAAGAGAGATAAGAGCAGAGCGCCTGACCCCTCCAACAACAACAACTTCAGCCGTCTTACACACAAGGTCATGGCATTCCAATGATGATAGTCGCCTACCTGCTGCTGCTTTAAACAGCGTAACAGCAAACATAAACAACTCGTTCAAGGGACCGGGGCCAGAGCTACGCCCACCAAAGGTACGCAGTCTAGCACCAGCAGGACGCAGCTTAGATAAGTCCCACTTAGGTACTTGTCCTGCGTAGAGTAAGCTTACCAGTTCTCTGAAGCCCTTAGCCCAACCCAGCTTACTATCACCTACATGGATGGTAGTGTCTGTGTTTTCAAATGTCTCGTTAACTCGTGGCATCTGATCTACGTTCTGTCGCTCAACAGAGAACCCTACACCAGTGCCGTTCATAAGAATATAAAGTATCTCATCAAAGGCACGAACACTATCCACAGGTATATATGCACAGTTGTACGCAGCTACATTGCACTGCTCTACTGCAGGACCAGAGGTCATAAGCAATCGCATGGAAGGCATAACCTTGAGGGTAAGCACAGCATTCTCTAATTCATTGCGTGTGCTACTGTCTAGAGTAACACCATGCTTTGTACCTAACTCTTTTTCCATGTGGTTAAAGTAACGGTAAACTGTCTCTTCCCACGTTTCCCTTCGACCTTCACTCTCAATCCATCTAGCATAGCGTGAGGAATGTATGTACTCTTGGTACGCTGTCATCATTTGATTGTGGTTAGTGCTAGTAGCGCCCATTGTCTTCTCCTTTAATGCTTACTTTAATCCCAACAACGTGGGTGCCATATACCTCATCTAGCACATCTTGAATAGCTTCTTCAAGCTCTTCGCTAGGGTTGCCGTCTACCGGCATAGGAAACTCTTCTTTGTCTATGTCTAGTGTAACAACAACCCTAGCCCGCAACATCTTAAGCGGAGCCTTTTGTTGGTGTCTGAAAGTTAAACACTTCTTGAACGTCATTTAGACTACTGTCTTCTGTACGGCGAATGCTTTCACCTACGTAGGTATGCAGTAAATCTCTAACCTTTTCATCGTCTTCAATAGCAGGTAGCACAGAAGTCATGTACTCACACAACATCTCTAATTCAGCCTTATCTGACTCTGACAAGGTATTATCTTGAGACAAAGATATGGATACGGATACTTCGCCCATCCAATAACCTTCTTCATTTAAAGTAGGCGTAACAATTATAGCGTAACTATTGTCGGTAACGTCAGGGTGGTTCATACTTATACTCCTATACACTGGGTTTAATAACTCTTGTTCTATCTGGTGGTAAAGGTTTAGCAGGTTCCTTTATCCACGCCTCTGGTATCACGCGATTAGCGTATGGTATTTTCTTTCTAACACAGTATAGAGCATACGATGTTTTTGAACTTTTGTAAAGCTTATTGTTCTGGTTCTCAAACACTAAACGTATGTCTAAATGGGGATGTTGCTTGCGTATTGCAAGGTGTTTCTTTCTGTCATGGGCTACCCACCTGCCCTTCACCTCAATAATAATACCGTTATCAAGAATGAAGTCAGGTGTGTAGGTACGCACTGCTAGGTCAATCCATTCTATCTTAATGGTTTCATACCTAACCGTGTTACCTTGTAGCTCAATCTGTCTAGCTATCTTGTGTTCAATTACACTACGAAAGCCTTCCTTCTTTGCTGCGAGTACAAGCTTACTTTTACCCCGCACTTAGTGCAGACTTTACTGTCTTATGCCTGAAGGAAGTAGGCAAGTCTACATCCAACGCAGAGATAGGCATGTTGTAGCAGTTAGCACGAGCAGTAAAGCCATTGCTGTTGTCATAGTCTCCCTTCTTAATGTACCTAGCATCAGTAAAGTATTGTTCTGCCTTCTTCACTCCCAAGAACCAACCCACACTTTGATCAGATAGTACACGAACAAAGGCGTAGTAGTCACAGTTCTGCTTGCGCGTTAAATCTGCAACACTACAGTCGTAGTCTGGCTTAGGTTTAACTGTAGTCT